ATACTTGCATTGAGTTTGGTATAATATAAGATTCAAACTCACTTGTACCTGGCTGCTCTTTTATTCCGCCAGCCTCAAGAATAGTTTCTTCAACCCAAGCAGTGTTAAAGAATCTTAGTTCTCCACCCGGAGTATTACAAATTCCAGCGTTTAATATATTATTCCAAGTTTCACCTCCATACGCACCAGAGAAAACTCCCGGATCTCCACTCCAGTAAAGTCTTTCAAACCGGCCAGCCGCCCTTGCAAAAACTGTATAAGTAGAACCATTTGGTGTTGCAATTGGTGTTCCTCCTGGGGTTTCTGAAATCCAAGCTACACCTATAAAATCATTCTCAGACCCAGTGCTACCGACAAATGCTCTATTTGAACCTATTTGAAATGTTCCATATTTTTCTAGATTGTCCCTATTAGTCGGATCACTAGGCACAACATAAGGTAAAGTAAATGGTATAGATAATCTTTGGTCAAACTCGACGTCAGTAGCATAAATGCTATTGCCATTAAAAGGATTTGTGCCTACAATCCAGCTAGGATCACTAAATCCCACTTTATCTGCTATTGTGTAATTAAACGGATTAGGAGCACTTTGGAAGGGCAGCTGATCATATGCTCCATTGTAGCTACTAGGTCCAAGACCAGTGCCGTCTGCGCCTTCCATACTAACATTATCAATTTGTTGATAAGATGGTGTTGATCCATCTTTTGGCGTTGTGAATGTATATATAAAGAACAGCCGATACGGAGTACCTGTAGCAGAAAGATATCTCTCGCCTTGAAATTGCTCTTCTTTCCATGCGCTAGGAGTTTCACCATTACTAACATACTTCAACTTATATTTGTGTCTTCTTCCGTCTATAAAGTTTTTTGCAAAATACGATCTTTCTTCGCCGAAAGCTGTAAACTTGCTGTCAATAATACTCATGTCGATCATACGCCAGAGCTGAGAATCGTCAAAAGAATCTAGACCAAAGAAATCTATTAGTTCACTTTCATTAATTCTAATTGCTGTAAACGCTCTGTCTGGGAAATTTTCATCAGCTAATCCTATAATTTCTTCATTAAAAGCAACGTTTGTGAATTGGCCAAGCGCCGGCGAACCTACTAATGTTTTTAAATCTGTAAATGGAGATTGTCCACTTGCGTTTGTAGGTAGCGCCGATGTAGGAACAGCAGATGATGTATCAATTTCAAATATATCAACATACTCTTGAAACGTCTTTAGATCATACGATCCAAAAGCATCTGGCTGACCGTCAGAACCAATTCCGTCTCTAGGTCTGTTTGACTTTGGTCCCATCGGCATTGTAACATAGTTAGGTCCTGATTCTGGCTGGGGAGGATTATTACTAGGATGGCTTTCCGAGCCGCCAACAATAGGTATGAGCTGTCCACTGTCATTATAAATTTCAGTTGGATCAAAATTAACTAATTCTTCTAGTCTAGGAGCTCTTGGTGCTGCTGATGGAACGTCTACTCTATCGTTACAAATAAGTGCTACCGTCTTGTTTCTAACAAGAGCTGTGTTAAAATAATAGGTTTTTGTTATAATTGGAAAGACTGTAGCCTTTGAATTAAAATCTCTGTCTGTCAAACTAAATGCTTGGTAGTATCTTAATAAAAATCCTGTTTTACCTATTAACATAACTAATGGTACGCCATCTGCCGTAGGGTGTGGAGATCCGCCTGGTGTGGCACTAAACCAACCAATATAACTTGCACCAAGTTTAGAGTCAATTAAACTCATAGTAGTCACAGGATTACTATCCTGTGGAGACATGTTTTGGACAAATATATTATTTACAAATTGACCATCAAGTGGTATCGGGTAACTATATACTTTGCCATTGTATGGTAAGGGAACTCCGCCGGCAAAGGCTGTAGGACCTCTGTGAGCTTGTCCCATAAAATTTGGAAACTCATCAACTGCATATGGACCTGCGCCCGAACCTGAATATTGATACTGTGGAAATTCTACCCAACTAGGTACTCCGCCTTCATCAGCAATAGTAGAGCCAATAAATGGAATCATGTCAGGTGCGCCTGTAAAAGATTCAGGAACAGATATCTCTGCTTCAGATCCGCTATCAATTCCAAATTCTCTATCAGTAGTCATTGCAGCAAAATCTGGCAACTGTTTGACAAGTTCTTTAGCAGCCGTTGCTCCTAAAGATTGTAAAGGATTCGCAGATGCAGGAGATGCTGCTGCATTAACTGCTTCTTGCTTTTGCTGTAGAATACTTTTTGCTACAATAGCTCCAGTAATTGGATTAATTAGATCAGCTAAAAGATTTGGAATATCTAATGATGATTTGTATTCTGGTCTAGGTGCTGCCCATCTTTTGTTAGGTAGTGTTTTGTCTGCAATATCTACAACTCTACCTGGTCCAGCTTTAGCATTTGAAGGTTGTGCTGTAGAATAAGCTATCGATGCGTCCATACTTTTATAACCAAGATACTCTCCTAGAGCATAAGGAGTATTTTGCTTAATAGGTCCTACTTCTCCTTCGTCTTCAGATACGCCGCCATCAGCTTCCCAATAGAATTTGCCGTCTACTCGTAATAAAGCTCTTGTTTCTTCAGGATCTATTTCAAGTCCAAGTGCTTCAAGATAATATTCTCTTTGTTTTTCAACATCGCCAAGAATACCATCTTCACCTGTCATTTCCGCAGGATCGCCTATGCCTCCGTTCAAAGGCTCAGGTGTTTCTATTAGTTTCCTTACTTCTTCAGCTTTGTTTCCACTTGCGCCGCTTAATGAAACTGCTAACTGTGCTTTTTCTAAATCATTCATTACCCAACTGGAAACTAATCCTGTATCTGGATTTTCTGCACGTTTACGCACTAATCTAATTTCATCTCTAATATTAGTAGTAGCAGTGATGATACGATTATATTCTGGTGTTAAATCTAAATGCTTATACGGATCTGACATTAGCCTATGTTATCCCTTGTTTTCATTATGTCTGCTAGGTATAGCGGAGCATACTCTGTTTTAGTTGGTAGGCCTTCTGAGTCGCCGCCGCCCCAATATCTATTTGAAAGAATTCCTGTAATTTTTCCAGCTTGTTGCCCCTTCCAAGCAATATCAACATGTATATCTCTATTGTTCATATATCCTCGACCTATTCCAATTCCAGTACAACCTGCATTTGCACAAGCCTGAACAAAATTCAACATTATTTCAAGGTCGTCTTTATTAGTTGCATATAATTCTTTACCGCCCATCTTGTCTAAGTAAAGTACTACATCAGCGCCATAGCCTTTGTCGTGTCTGTTTGATCCTGTTCTATTTTTACGGTTAATTCCACCTTGATTTTTTGGAACTTGGCCGCCACTAGTAATTAAAACATCAACCTTTGCTGTTGCTGCTGCACCTTCTATAATACTGTATAGTTCTTGTTGTATAGGCAAAGACCTAAAAGAACCAGCATTGCCATATTTAACTTTGCCAGTAGCACTTCCTGTTTTAACTGAAAAAGTACTAAACGGTGCATCAGGAAGGGAAACAATAGTTCCTTCTGGAGTTGTAACAACTTCTTTTCCTGCGTAACCTGTAGGTTTGTTCTGTGTTGTTCCCACTCCGCCTAGGTACCCGCCAATGGCCGCGCCTGCTGATTGCACAGATGCATAGGTAGTAGGATTTACATTTACCCAATTTGTAGGATTTGCAAGTTCTCCGTTAATTTGATCTAATTGCCCTGAGCTCTTAAGAGCTTCCATTTTCATTGCATGTTGTGCAATGTTTGCAGGGTTGTTAGCTACAGTATCTGCTTGTCTTATATACACTCCTTTAGTGTCAGTATCTAATCTATCTGCAATGATACGCATATCATATTGGATATCTTCAAATATAGATGCTATTTCTCTAAGACATGCCTGGTGTGCTAAATCATGGTCAATATGAACGTGATCCGGAGGACTACTACCCGGATCAGTATCAATGTCTGTATGATTAACCGTGGTTTGGCCAGTACCTTCAACGGTCGCTTCTTCAAAAATATTGCCGGGTCTTGCAGCCATGGTTGTCCTCGCTCTATATTACTATATATTTAGCCGAGGTTTTAGACCATTTGAATATTGCTGGTACTCGTAGTGTATTGTTTTGCGATATCTGATTCTGTTTTAGCAATACAACTTACTGTGGATGCTAAAACGTTAAATTTAGCATCTGGTGATACACTATACATATATGGCGCCAATCCTAGGCCTTGCTGTTGCATAACCAATACCATAGGTTTATGTAGTGTAAATTTTGTATCTGATTCATCTTCGAGACGAGCAACAATCTCTTCGCCTGAGCTTAGTTTTAGAGACACGGTGTCTCCGTTTTTGTATGGGGTTTCAATTAACATATTATAAAGTGTATCCTGTTCCGTTATATCCGGTGTTATCAATGTATTCTATCATTTGTTCGTAGCCGCCTACACTTGTTCCGCTTATCTTAATTTGCGGGAATGTTCTTGCTGTAGGAAACTGTTCAAACAATTCTTCACGAGTAAAATCTGTGTCTAATGTATAGTACTCAAATTTTAGATTATACTTTTCACAAAATGCTTTTGCCTTTGTACAACTTGGACATGCTGGCTTGCCATAAATTTCAATCATAATGAAAAGCCTTTTAATGAGTCCTTGTCTACGTCTTGTTTGATGCCGCCAATGATATATGACTCTACTTCAGTCTCTTGTGGTGCAACTTGTAGCCCAGAGCTACTTAACCAATGTGTAGTCCATGGAAGCGGGTTAGTGTTTACTGGTTGGTCAAATATTGCATTGAAGCCTAGAGCCTTTAGTCTACGGTTAGCAATGTACTCTACATATTGATGTAACAATGTACTGTTGAGTCCAATCATGCTTCCGTCTTTGAACAGGTAGTCTGCCCAATCTTTTTCTTCTGCAACACACTCGCGCCACAGATCGTATACTTCTTCTTGGCATTCTTTTGCAATCTTGGCCATTTCTGGATCGTCTTTGCCTTGCGACCACAACTTCAATACGTGTGTGCTTAGTGCCAAGTGTTGTGCTTCGTCTCTAGCAATAAGACTAATAATCTTAGCTGAACCTTCCATTAGCTTTAGTTCTCCAAAGCCAAATGTACATGCAAAACTTACATAGAAACGCAAGCCTTCTAGAATGTTTACAGTCTGCATAGCAAGATACATTTTCTTTTTTACATCTCGCATACTGCCTTCGCCACGGTGTGTGTAAGCATCAGCTGCTTCTGTAAATGCATCATAGTGTTTAGTAACACTTGTTGCACGAGCAATAATCTTCTCGTCATCTAGAATAGTGTCAAACACTTCTGCAGGGTCAGCATACACGTTCTTCATAATATGTGTGTAGCTACGTGAGTGAATTGTTTCAAAGAAGTCCCAAGTAACAATACAACCTTCTAGTTCAGGAAGTGAAACATGCGGCAAAAATGCCAGGCATGGACCACGTCCTTGGACACTGTCGAGCAGTGTTTGATACTTTAAGTTAGCTGTAAAGATATGCTTCTGCTCTGGACGGAAGTTAGCAAAGTCAGCACGATCTTTTTGTAGACTTACTTCTTCTGGACGCCAAAAGTATCCAAGCATAGTTTGATTTAGTTTATCAAACACTGGAAACTTAAACACATCATAACGCTGTGTATTTTGATCTGCACCGAAGAACATATTCTGTTTGGTGAAGTCTACTTTTTCTTTATTAAAAACGGTCTTTGCCATTTGTCTTCCTCTGTATGTCTGTCTTACTATATCAGTATAGTAGTTCTATGCGGTTTTGTCAACCATTAAATTGCACATGCTTCACATTCTTCATCATCTTCTGTTATAGATTCTGGCTGTAATTCAACTTGCGGCTTTTCATCTTCCAATTCACTTGGATCAGTTTTGTAATCGTAGGTGTTTTGATAGTAAGATGTTTTCCAACCATACTTGTATGTGTTTAACAAATCTTTTATCATTACACTCATTGGTACCTCATTGTTTTCAAACTGCGTAGGATTATAACTCCAATTTCCTGATATAGCTTGATCAAAAAACTTCTGCATTACTGCAACAACATTAATGTAACCTTCGTTGTTTGGCATATCCCAAAGCAAAGAATAATAATTCTTTAGCGTTTGATACTGTGGAACAATCTGCTTAAGAGGCCCTTTCTTGGACTTCTTAACGGACAAGTAGCCTCTAGGAGGTTCGATTCCATTTGTTGCGTTCGACACAACGGAACTGCTTTCCGAAGGCATTTGTGCGGACAAAGTGCTGTGCCTAAGTCCGAATTCCAATATGTCTTTCCTAAGAGATGCCCAATCATAATTAAGTTTATTTTCTACAATAGTATCAACATCTGTCTTATATGTATCAATAGGAAGGATGCCGTCGCTGTATTTAGTGCGGTCAAAGTAGTCACAAGCGCCTCTTTCCTGCGCTAAATTGTTGCTGGCTTTAAGCAAATAGTATTGGAACGCTTCAGTTAAGTCATGTACTAACTTCCATGCTTCTTTATCACTGTATTGTACTTTATTCTTAGCAAGGAAGTGCGCTAGTCCAATGTAGCCTATACCTAATGAACGTCTTGCTTTTGTGCTAATTTCAGCTGCCTTGATTGGATACTTTTGGTAGTCAATAATTTCTTCTAATGCTCTAACTGCTAGATCGCATAATTCTTCTAAGTCGTCTAACTGTCTAATAATACCAACGTTGATTGCTGACAAAATACATAGAGCAATTTCACCTTCTGGATCATCAATGTGTGTCAAAGGTTTTGTTGGAAGTGTAATCTCTTGACACAAGTTGCTCATGTAAACTGTGTCCTTGAATGAACTGTGTGTGTTACAGTGATCAACATTCATAATATAAATGCGTCCTGTTTCTGCACGTTCTTTAATTAGAGCAGAAAACAATTCCATTGCCGGAATAGATCTTTTCTTAATACTTGTAGCACGTTCATACTTTTCATAAAGTTCTTGAAACTTGTCTGCATCACCAAAGTATGCTTCGTACAGTCCAGGCACATCATGTGGTGAGAAAAGAGTTATGTCTCCACCGGACAACAACCTTTCATACATTGTTTTGTTAAGTTGAATCGAATAGTCTAGCTTACGTACTCTGTTGTCCTCTGTACCTTTGTTGTTCTTAAGTACAAGGATGTCTTCAATCTCTTGATGCCAAAACGGGAAGTGTGTAGTAGCACTACCACCGCGTACACCATTTTGCGTACAACAACGTACAGTTGATTCAAACTTTTTTAAGAATGGGACTATTCCTGTGTGGGCAACTTCTCCACCCCTAATTTTTGAATTAACGCCTCTGATTCTTCCCGCGTTAATGCCAATTCCTGCTCGTTGGGCTGTATAGCGTCCAATAGCCATGTCACTGGCAAAAATACTATCGAGAGTATCGTCACTGTCAACAAGAACACAACTAGCAAACTGGCGAACAGGGGTACGCACACCAGCCATAACGGGTGTAGGTATGTTGATCTTAAATAATGAGGTCGCATCATAATATCTCCTTACGTAATGCATACGTGTTTCTTTTGGGTAGTTAGCAAACAATGTTGCTGCGATCATCATGTACATCATTTGAGGAGTTTCAAAAATTTCTCCAGTAGAACGATCCTGACATAGATACTTGTCAACCACTTGACGTAGTCCAGCATAAGTAAAGTTCTCATCTCGCTTGTGACGAATGTAACTATCTAATGTTGTAATCTCGTCTGCTGTGTATGACTTTAATATAGCCGGGTCGTATACACTACGCTCAATATTACTATTAATATTTTGCTGTAATGTAATAGCATTGTACTCGCCAAAGACCATTTTGTTTACACCATAAGATAGTAAACGTGCTGCCGCATATTGATAGTTTGGATTGTCTAAACTAATAAGATCGTTTGCGCTACGTACTAACACTTCTTGAATCTCAGCAGTACTCATGCCATCGTAAAATTGTAAATTGGCGTTCATTTCAATTTGACTTGAACTTACTCCAGCTAAGTTCTCACATGCATGTTCCACAACTTTGTGGATCTTGTCAATGTTGAGTGATTCTTTAGTGCCGTCACGCTTGACGATCATTGTTCCATTAGACATTTCTTTTCCTCTTTGTTATTTGATATTTAGTGAAGTGGCGGCATCTTATATTCAAGTTCAGAGTAGACAGTTTGTGGTAAGTCTTTTCTATGAACATAAGAGTCTCCGTTGAAACCAACAACAAAATTATCTATCATTAGTAGGTAATGAGTATCTGAGTTTTTGTTGTCTCGTGTTATGTTTATCTCAAAATTCGAGGTAGATAAACGATCTGTTAACTGTAAAGAATAACATATTGCAAGGATTTTTACAAATTTACAATAGACATTTTCCTCTAATAATTGCCAAGGATCAGGCCATGTGCTTTGTGTATATGGATCAATTGCAAGTGTAGTTAATGGTGCTTGGTTATAGAAGTCGATAGCGGTTTGTATAGGGTCATCACACACTTCTAACATGTCTCTAAACTCGCGCCAGAGAGACATTCTATCTTCAAATTTTTTGTCAAACATTAATTTTTACACATCATGCTTTTGTTTTTAATTTATAATGAAACTCTCCAATATCACTAGGCGTAGTGTTTCTTGCCTTAATTGATATAGTAGCTGTTCCATCGTCTACAGTATATTCAGCATCGAATGATAAATTATTAGCTTCGCTTTCTGTTCCTGTAAAATCAAAATCATCGGACAAATTGTACGTGTCATTTACAGGATCAACAATAATAGTCATCTTTCCCGAACGGTATGCTTGTATTATAGCAGATTTATACAAATAGTCAACCTCTAATGCACGAATTCCTTCAGCGGGTAGCTTAAATAATTTTGTAAACTCGTTAAACTGCCCAATTGACAGTTGATGTGTGTAGTCTAGGTCAGTAATAACTGGGCCTTTTACTTCTGGTACATATTGCATCGTTGTCCACTCTACATATGTATCATCTTGTGCCCAAGCCGGTGTACGATTGTTAGCTAAGATGTCTGTTCGTTCGAACCAATCTCCTTTTGAGGAGTTATACGAATTGGTAAAATCAATAACAGGATGAGTTATGTTAATATCTGTGCCTGCTTCATTACCAACTCTATAAAATTTATTGTTAAGGCTTTGATTTTCTTTACCAGCAACAATTTTAATTGCGGATTGGTAGATGCTATCAAATTTACATTTTGTAATTAAGTTGTTGATCGGTCCTGTTAATTGTCCGTCAACACCTAATATAGTATCAAGTCCAAATGCAAAACCTTGCCACAATGTTTTAAACTCACAGTTTTGCCAAACGTTATCGATAATATCATTATTAGATTTAACTGCTGTTACAAATCCTTCAACATTAACATTAGTAAATGTATTCCTTTTTGTATTAACTGTTGTGCTAAGAGCTGTTAATTCGATTCCGTTTATTGTGCCGTCTACTGTATCGCCCAAACTATATGAGCCAGTAATTTTTATGTTACTAAAGACACTGTCAACACAACTTTGTAGCGCAAGTCCTGCGCCTGCGGTTGATTGAATACTTAAACCGTCTAATGTAATATTTCTTGCTTGATTTAGTGTTGTGCTAGTTGAATCAGGTGCAGGAGTGCCCGGAATACTTGTATCGTTTACTGTTTTAAATGCTGGAAATGCACCTGATATAAAGATTGTTTTGTCAGCGCCTGCGCCTTGTATAGTACAGTACGGAGGTAAATGCAATGAATCAGATAGTGTATACGTGCCTGCTTCGATATGTAAAACTACTCTAGACTGCGAAGTGCCTTTGCTTGTTGGGTTTAAAAATAACTGATCAATTGCTCGTTGAAGAGATGCTGTTTGATCTAACCCATCTCCTGATGCTCCAAAAGAACGTATGCTTACCCTATCATCTAATCTAGCTTGCAGGGTTCTTAATACAGGTGCATTAGTAGATAAACCTGTAGTAATATTTAAATCTTTTCTATATGTATACGTGTTTGCAAATTCAAATAAGTTATCATGTTCACTTAATAATTTTGTATTGCCTACATACGGAGAGCCTTCTGATACTGCACCGTTTCCAATAAACAGTTCTTGTGTATCAACAGCCCAACCAAGTTCGCCGCTTGCTAATTGCGGTAAACCCGTGCCTTGATTCTTTTGTCCTCTACGAACTTGTATTCTTGATATTTGAACAACAGCCACTGAGTGTCTCCTACATTGTAATTACATGTATTTATTCAATTAGTCAACAACAATAATATCATCGTCGTCAGAAAATTGCCGTAGCGATCTATTACTCTGTTGTGTGTCTTGTAAGGTATTGTGTTCGTTGTGTATCAAACTAACAGTAAATCTAATCCTATTTAGAGCATATGCAGTATCACTCCACGATCTATCACCAGCTGGCATATCAGCAATGGATCTTTCCATAATGTCACTACAATACTTTAAAGAGTTACTATGGAACACCCGTTCGTTACCATATGACATTAAGTCGTCATATTGTGCGCATATGTCATTGTAGCCGTGCCCAAAATCAGGAAAAATGTATCCGCGGCCTTCATTAAATTGATTCTCAGGGCCATGAGCAAGTCCTACGCTGTGTCCTATCTCATGTAAGTCTGTGTACACATCACATCTAGAAATAGAACCTGGTGGATACCCTTGTCTAAAATATCTCTTAACTCTAGCTACACCACATGTGCCTTGCGGTGACCAACCATGACCAAGTGCTATGTCAACATCTTTATTAGCTAACATACTTCCAATATTACCTGGGTCATGCCAATGTGCTTGTTGCAGGCGTTTGAGTTTAAACCGTATATGAACCCCTGACTTTTCATAGATTTCATTGTATTGGTCAACTCGTTTTTGCCATTTTATCCACTCATTACTGTCTTGAGCATACTCGTCATAGAGACCTACAGTGATGTCGTCACCGTTACGCCAATGTGAGTGATACAATAGTATTGCAAGTTCCCACACTACAATCTGCTCGTCTTCCTCGCCATAGTAAATGAGAGACTGTCCCCCGTATTGCCGGTAGCCTGCACAATCAATATTACCGTCAACTAGGCACACTGGTTCTTCCTCAATGAAAAACTGAATCTCTTGATTTCCTAATGTGAAGATTCCGTTGCCTAGCTGTCCGTCTCCATAAATTTCAACAGTGTCTCTATCAACACGTACGGCATTACCTATAGTTGAAGAACTATGCTTCATGCCCCAAGGCTCTGGCTCACCTTTGAAGTTGGTATAGTTAACCTTAACAACAACAGGTTTGAATGCATCTCCAAATTCTTCAGTCAAGGATAGTGTTAGTGTAGGCGGGCTCCATCCACATGCTGTAGATTGCGCATCCTTTTCAACATAGGTTCCACCTTCGCCGTCATTGTATACAAACCATTCAACTCCAGGATAATCAGTAGAGCATCCTGAATTAACAAGTGTACCAGCTACTGGCGGGAGTTGGATTGTGCAATTAGGAGAGTTGCGTATCTTTTCAACTTCTCCGTTACTATACAAAATCCATTCTACGCCATAAAAGGCACTAGAACATCCCGATTTTGTTATTGTTGGTTTACTTTTTGTATTAAGTAACTGATTGTATACTGTGCTTGGATCAGCAAAACTTGAAAATGAAACAAATAATAATAAGGTGGCGATATATCGCATAGCAGACTCCTTGACTTGCTATACAGCACATGATACCACCATAAGTCTGCTGTTTTTTTATTTAGTGTCTATGAATCTTTGCGAGATATTTTAGCCGTGTTTCTCGTAATATTGTCTGCATCTGTTCCACCATTCTTGTTCCCATTCTGCAAACTCGTCTGGCCATAGATCAAACTGTTGGTACTGTAAGTCTCGGCTGCACATAAAGATATGTCCTTCACGTATGTCTGTGCCATGTACTTCGTTGTGACCTAATGCGTATGCTGTAAGTTGTAGATAGTAGTCTTCTACCCATTCAGGCTTCTTGGGTTTGTTAGTTTGCTTGAAGTCCATAATACAAGGATTGCCTTTGTATTGTCCTACCAAGTCAGTTGTGCCTGCAAAGATACCAGGAACATAAAGTGGAACTTCACTGCCCCATATTTCATCTACATCGCCCATAGCTTCGTCACGTATAACACATGCCATTTGATATGCTTGCTGTGCGTATGGATTGCTGCCTGCGCTTTCTGTCCATACACCATTATCAACATAGTCTTCAAGATACTTGTGCATACGTGTACCAACGCCACTTGCTTCAGTAACAATCTCTTGTGCTTTCTTTTCACCTACACGTTTCTTCCAAGCAATGAGATGACTCATGTCTTTGGTTCCGCTAAGGATAGTTGTTACACTTGCTACTGGAGGGTGACCTGGTGCTGCATAACGGCGCTTGCCATCTACTTCAACACGTTTTAGTCGTTCGTATTTGTACTTCTCTATAATTAAGCTCATACAATAATTGTAACATCAAAGATCCGTTAAGTCAACCGCATTTTTAGCCATTTTTCCCACTGTATCGCCTGGACGTCCTGGATTTCCTTTGATTTTTTTCACATCATCTACTTCGCTTGACTTAAATTCAATCTTGTCTTGATCAAAGTTTGTAACTAACTGTTGTAGTTTAGGATCAGCATCATACGCTGCTTTGAATGTATCATAGTCAAAGCTGCCGCGGCCTTGATTCTGCATAAATTTGTCTAGCTTATTCATAGATAAAGCGGCAATGCCTGCCGCTTTTTGTTGACGTAATAAACGATAAATGAATTGTGAGTCTACACCTTCATTTACTTTTTTTTTGAATGGTCTACGCTCTCACGCTTTTCTCTGCCAGCTTCTTCGTCGCCGCCTGATGCTGGATCTGCTGCACCAAATTCGTCGTCCATATCCATATCATCTGCAGGAGCATCCATGTCATCAGTTGGCTCCATGTCCATGTCCATATCCATGTCATCTGCACCCATTGTGTCCATTGGTTCAGCTTCGCCTGTTAATTGACCAACACCTGATGTTAATGAACCGCGTGTACTTTCCATTGCTGCATACATTGCTTCAAGTGCAGGCTTAACTGTAGAAGTAAATGTTTCACTTGCTTCGCTACCCATTTCATCACGGATAGCATCTGCTAATTCTAACATTGATTCAGTTTGCATTTCAGCTGTGTCTTCCATCCAACCAGTAACACGGTCGACCATATCTTTTGCTGCCATAACAAGCTCTGCTTTATCTTCTTCGCCTTCATTAACTTGCTCAATAGCTTCGTCAATTGCAACTGTAACATCGTCACGTTCAGAAAGTGCAGTATTTAAAACATCTAGGAATAATTTGTTTTTTGAATACTCACTTGTTTGAACACCGTCATAACTTTCAGTAGTTTCTACTTGACTAAGCGTTGTTCTTATTTTATTACGAGCATCTTGTAGTTGCTCAGTTGTAAACTGCTCGACATCAATTTTAGTGCCAAAGCGTTGTGCAAGACTCTCGTTAAGTGTCTTTGATGTTACTGGTTTGCTAAATTCTCTAATGTTCATTGATTCTTTCCTAGATGAATGTTTTCTATACTTATATTTATCATTGTCCAAAAATAAATCTATCTAAACTGTTTCTTAGTTTTGATGATTCTTCAAGTGCAATATCTAATCTGTTTTCTCTTATCTGTATTTTAGACTGATCTTTACTTGTTTTTATAATGTGTTTAAAAAATAATGCATCATTATAATGTTTTGCCATATCATTATCAATCTTTATAACTTTATCAAGTACATCTTTATCGCTTGCAAGGTTCTTTGCTATTGCAATTGCTGTAGATTTAAATACTGTGCGTGTAACTTGCACGTTGTCCTTTGCATTATATATCAAATACCCATTGCGACTCTTACGAATTACGATGTGTTTAATTCTTATACTATTTCCCTTTGCATAAGGAATAGCAACGTCTTCGAGACCTTTGTTTACGATCTCATCTAAATCTTTTATTATTTTGTCAGAGTACATTAGGCAACACCATAACAGATCCGTTGTATAGAACTTTACTTATTACACTTTTACGAATAAGATTGTTAATTATGACTTGCTCGCGTTCTGGAAAAGACGTTAGGGGCCTAGGCCGGCTGTCGTCTAGTGTTTCCAAAAGTTCACGCTCTTCGTTAGTCATGTAAACTTTAACATCAAAGGTTTTTATAAGTTCATTTAACTTCATAATGTTCGTAACTGTGATTGTAATTGTTTCAACTGTTGTTGTGTTGCTTTAATTTGTGCTTGAATTTGTTTCTTTTGCTGTTGTGCAGCTTTTCTAGCTTCTGGTGAGTTTGGATCAGGTTGGCCTATAGTATTATCCATGCCTGCATTTTGGCCATTCATCTTTTTCATTTGCTGCTGCATATCTGCACCTGATTTAGATAATGGCGGTAGATTGGCTACACCTGCTTTACCTTGTTGGTCTGCTGGAGTTCCTACTAGTTCATCTACTCTCATCTTGCACCTCTACGCTTCCTAGGTTTAATCCTACGTCTACCTGTATTTAATCTTTTTAACTTTTGCGTAGTAGGGCTTGTTCTAGTTGTTCTACTACGTTTAATATCTATTGCAGATGCTTTTGATCTACGTGTTTTCTTTAATTGATTACTTTTCTTAACATTCATCGGAGCATTGCATGTTGCTGCCTTAGCAACAACTCGGCCTTTACGTGGACCACTAGTACAACGATACTTGCGTGATGTGTGACCTGTTCCGCTTTTAGGTGTTTTCTTTGATCCGTGTCCAAAGACTGTAGCGACACCTTCATCCACTTCAATAAAGAGCTCTCGGAGTTGCATTAGCGTTTCCTTTTGTTTAGAGCTTGTACTCTTTTACTTGCTGGATTAATACGTTTTGTTTTACGTGCTTTACGTACCATTCTTCCGCCTAGTCTTGCTTTAGTCTTTTTAAGAGTCATTCTTTTCTTTATGTCAGGAGCAGCAAAACATTGTGCCATTTTTGATACAATTCGATTCTTCCGTGGACCGCCAGTACAACGGTACTTGCGAACTACCTTCTTTCCAGAACGTGCCCAAGTTTGACCTTCATCGAGGTCCTGTTCATTGTGTTCAATAAAAAACTCACGTAATAACATATAGTTATTTATCGTGAGCGGATTAGAATTTCATTAATATGACAACTACTGTGGATAGTAATCCTGCAACAACTGTTCCTGCTGTACCAATTAGTACTTTAGTAACTGAGTTTTGACCAGTTTTGATGTCTTGATGTATTTCTTTGAGGGTACCTTCGACTGTAGATAGTCTGTTGTCGAGGTTAGCGTAACGTAAGGCGCACAGATCAACGTGGGCTTCAAGGCTTGTTTTTTCTAATTCTGTTGTCGGTGCTGTTGACATTCATAACTCCATGTATGGTTAAAGTAAACTCGTAGTTGGCCTTTATAATGTGTTAGTTTGAATGCCTAAAAGTGTTTGTTTGTTTGTTAATTAATTCTCTTACAGTTTTATTTATCCAATATAATAAAATTAATATTGTTTTTGTCAGGATTTTTGGTAATAAAATGAGGTATTTCTAAAACAACACTTTCTTGTAAACCTCCAATAACCGGTATTAGATTAAAGTCATCTTCAAGTGTTTCTATGTCTAATGCTGCTTCATACTCTACATCAAACGTGTATTTCCATACAGTTTGTTTTGTTTTATATGCTTTACCTAGTCCTAATTTAGAAGGTATTTCCTTAATAGTTTCTGGTGGATTAACATATGTTGGATTAACCCTCAATCCAATAGTTTGCATAACTGTAAGATAGTTCTGTTGTTGTCTATGCTTTATTAGATCTTCGCCACGCCGACTATTGGTTTCGGTTATGTCAACTAGAGTATGTATTATAAAGCGCATACTATACTTATGGCCATAAAAAAAGAGCCCACATAAATGTGAGCTCTTTGTGTGACGCCTGTCCGCGTTTCACGATACCTAAGGTAGTTAGGATTTAGTCTACAAACGTTGCAACTAATGCTGCTGTTACGCCTGTTACGCCACGGTAGTCTGCACCAGGTGTTAGTACGCCTGTGCCTTGTACTGCAACGTGTGCAACACCTGTTGATGTGTGAGCAACGCCTGCAATAGTTACTGCATCGTCTGTGCCTGCAACGCCGCCAGCTGTCATAGCTGCTACTACTGCGTTAAGATCTGCAATTGCTGTTGTTGTGATTGCTGTTTTTGATAGCGATAAAATGCGTGTGTTTGGACCTAGTCCGTTACCTGCAATTACGTTTACGCCGTTTACTTTTGTTACTGCTGCCATTTTATATTCTCCTATAATCTCTAATGGCAAGTTAGACCTCTTCTAACTTGTATAAAGTATTTATCAATTTAGGATATTTTTATGGTTATATTAGCGTTTTTTAGCTCGTTGTTGAAGGGCTCTTAGCTGTTGTACAAATGCAGGACCACCTTGTACAATATCATCTATTGCTTTAATTGCTGGCATATATGCTTGAATCATACTTGCACTTGCTGCTTTATTGTTCTTAGCTTGCTCTAAAAACTTCTTAGTCAATGCTAAGTTGCCTGTGCCAACTAGATAACGATACAATGCTAATTCGTCACCTGTCGTTGCAATATCGGGTGTAGATATAGTTGGTTCTGGATCTACAACACTTGCTTTCTCTAGGTCTTTAACTGCTGCAAACTTTTCAAAGTCTTCAATTATATCTGAGTTTCTTAGTTTAGCTCTAACAGCGAATATTAAACGTGTTGATACTAGACGCTTTTCTGCTTTAGTTAAACGAGGAAAGTTGGCTATATTTCTACGTACTGCTTTGTAATCTGTATTAGATATATTAAGTGCGCCTTCGATTGCCATTAACATCTTTCCAGGAGTTACAGGATTAGATCCTTGTGCTAATGCTCGTAGGTATCTATTAATAGCCGCAATTGGCAATCTAGTATTCTTCTTAAGAAGTTTAGCCTTGTCTGGATCTTTAAGTTTATCTTGGGCACTATCGTCCCCTACTAGGAAATAGATAAAGTTATATAGGTCAGTGCCCATTATACGATAAAATTTATAAAGATCAAAGCCAATAGTTTTCTTTGCATATCGTTGTACGTATCCTTTAAAGTCTGGATACTGGCGCATTGTTTCAAATACCAAAAGCATAAGATACATACGTTCGCCACAGTCAGTATACGTTAGACGTTGTGAGCTGCCATTATCTTTGGTCATTCGTGACTCGTGCAAGTCTTTTAAGAAAGAAAATGCAACTTCACTATCAGGAGTCATTTCATGACCGCCCTCAATCTCTGCCCACTGTGCTGCTGTATACTTTTCAGACATTATTAGCCTTTGGCGTACATTCTTGCATCGCGATCAATTTCATCATCGCTTGGTTCTGCAAACTCGTCGCTGCCGTCATCGTAGTCGCTTCCGGCTTCTGGATCGCCTTGACGAATATCGCCTTTTTCATCAAAAAGTTTTTGTCCAAACGCTATAATTTGTTTAACCATTTTAGTAGAACAACGGGATCTTTTAGCAATCTCATCTAAACTTTTTGCGCCAGAGTTAGTGTTAAGATTAATTAGCTGTTCTCCAACTGCTCCTATAACATTAGACAATTTAATTTGGTTCTCGTCTTTCATGTTCATAGTTTTAGTATGAACTTGCAATAAATTACCAATAGCTGCATACTTTGTTGTTGTAGGATTGTCTTGGGTTGCATATCCCGGACGACGATCTACTGTTGCTTCTGTTACTTCATTAATTTTCATTGTTCTATTTCCTTAATTTGGTTGCCATCTAGTACGTGGTACTAGTTTAGTTTTACTTCCAAGAGCCACGTAACCTTCGCCACCCTTCTCGCCTTTTGTTGTTGCCTTAACGTCTGCATCAGCATCGTCTAATTGATCTATGATATGATCTTTTGCAGACATAATTTGTTTTACAAGATTAAAAATAGCAGGTAGTGCTTTAGGATTACTTTGACTCATTGCCGCTAATCTTTGCTGCTGTCCTTGACTTACTTTTGATGTTTTAAGCCAATCAAAAAAGCCTGACTCTATATTTTTTATTTGTTGTGTTCGAGTCATATGATTCATATATGTATATATGATTCCTGCAGGATTGCTTAAACCTTTTTCACCTGCTAAGAATTGATCAATTGGTTGTGCATTTTTTTCTGCGTAAGCTCTAATACCGTTTACTTCTTTTGTGTCTACTTTTGGTTGGTGCGTAACATAAGTTTGTCCTAACACTACTGCATCTTGCGAGTTAAGTTCTTTCACATCCTTAATAGGAGCACCTTGTTTGCTCCCCCAACTGTCAAATTTTGTGTGAACTACTACACCAACTTTTGAATTCGCTATGCGTCCACCGAGTTGGCCCTTTGTATCTACTGTGTATTTGACGTTGTTGGGTTCAAACTCTACTGCGCCTTTATTTACAGTAAAGGGTTTACGTGGACTGTATAACAAATCACCGTATACATATCCTCTAAAGTTTGGAGGCGTAGCTGCTTTCATTATGTTAAAAACTTCTGCCATCTCTTCACTAAAGTCTTCGCGCCAAGGTTCTTCTTCTACACCTTTGCCTGAGTTTCTAATAAAATTCATAAGATTCTCTGCGCTTGTTGATTTATTACGGCCCCAACCGTTCTTGCCAACAAGTACAAATTCTCCATCTGGTTCACGACCCCAATAGATAGTAGGATTACCGTCCCATTTTATAGCAATGTCGCCCGAGTCACTGCCCATCTTTTCTAAGATGTCAGCAGCTTCTAATGCTCCAGCTGAACCTTTAACAAATACAAGATCCTCTAGGTGTTGGTATTCTCTACCCACCTTAGCTTCCGTAAGTTGATTACCTGTGTCTCTATCTTTGTCCTCGCAGATGCAAGGCTCAGTGTAACACTTTTGACAGAACCAAGTTTCTTTTAATACTTTAAACTCCGACCATCTCATTTTACAAAACTTCCTGATACCATTACAGTACTGTTTAACAATGCTCCGCTTAGTTCTTTAATACGATCGAGTTGTTTATCTTCTAGTGTTTTAGATTGCGACTCAGGAACTTCTTTACCTGCTTTCTCCATTGCTTCTTTCCACGGAGCAATCAGTTGTTCGTAGTTTGGATCTTTCTTTAAATATTTGATCATACTTTCAACAGTATGTGTATCAGTTTCTTTTGCACCCTTGCCTAACAATACTGGTGCGATTGTTTTCCATGTATCAGCAATAACTTTGTCGCCTTGCTCTGGGTCAACTAATCCAAACTTAGGACTAAATTTTAAGCCTCTTCCTCTAGCAATTGCTGATAACAAGATAGCTCTATCCTTGCCTGAATATTGTTGTGTTCCGCCACGCTTGGCTCCGCGCTGAAAGTCGGGATTAGATGTAAACATAAAGTCAGTCTGTACAAAGCCATTCTTAGAATTACCGTCGATAGGTGTGCGGAAGTGAACTTGGTCTCCTGCATTATGTATCCAGCCGTCTGTCTTGCCTCTACCTTGATTCATAATATCTGCTTCGTCAACACCCTGTGTTGCAAGCCATGCACTTAGTTTAGCAATAAGTTTTTCTTTGCTTATTTTGTTTGAATCTGTGTTTAGATCTAGGTCACCGGAACTATTCTTTTCAAATGCTCCGTCTGGATCATTCTTCTTGCCTGTTGTGCCTAACCAATCTTCTTCGTCAAAGGTCAAACCTGTAATCTTTTCAATAAACTGAATAGTAGGATGTACATCCTTTGTAGCAATACGTTGAGTCAAAGGACCTTGTGGTGTTTTAAATACGTTGCCGCCTTCGTTAAGTATTGTCATTGTTTTTGTTCTCTATAATTTTGTTTATGCTGCGACGGAACTTGCGAGGATCGCCTGATCTAATGCTGTTAATAAAACGTCTTTCAAGTTCAGAAGCAGTTTCCATATCAAACTGTTCGTGAATTCTGCTTAAAAGATTAATAGAGCTTTCTATAATATTATTAGCAGTAGACTCAATCAAACGTTCATTGTCACGAGTACCGTGAACACTGTTAAGTTCTTCTAAAATTGATCTAGTACGTTTTTTCATGTTTTCCATTCCTATGCAGTATTTAGTGTCTTAACACATATAAATATTATAACATCGAACGGAGAAAACAATGACAAGCAGTATTAAGGACATTGACTTCAAAAAACGTTCTCTTTTATTTGCTAAACTATCCAAGATATCTTATAATAACATCAAAGTAGCTAAAAAGCAAGCGGAAAGATTAGGTTTCACTGAAGTAGAATTTTATAACAAAGACGGTGCGCAAGCATATCGTTTTATGAATGACACAGATATAGTAATTGCGTGTCGCGGAACACAACCTACACAATTTAACGATATTGCAGCAGATTTAAAAGCAATGCCTGTCGTTGCTGAAACTGTTAGTAGAGTTCATAGAGGATTTAAAGCAGAAGTAGATGAACTGTGGCCAAGAATAATGGCAGACCTAATGTCAAAGCAACCTAAGCAAAAACTTTGGTTCTGCGGTCATAGTTTAGGAGCTGCAATGGCAACTATAATGGCAAGTCGCTGTCACTTTAACACACGTTTGCCAAATCCAGAGGAATTATACACTTATGGTTCACCAAGAGTAGGTTGGAAAGGTTATGTTGTCCATTTAGGTGTCGTACACCATCGTTGGAAGAACAATAATGACATTGTCACTACTGTTCCTTATAAATGGATGGGTTATACACATCATGGCGAAGAACACTATATGAATGCATATGGCAATGTTCGCAATTTGACTAGGTGGCAGCGTGTTAAGGATCGCTGGCGTGGTATGTGGATGGGAATAAAGAGAGGAAAAATTGATAACTTTTCTGATCATTCTATAGATAATTATATTCTTTATCTTTCATTATTTGCAAAGGGTAAAGAAAATACACAACACTAGTCATAAGATAATTTGTGTTACATACAGATTACACTCATGGTATTAACTACACACATATCGTCTATGCATAAAATACATACCAAAACACTCAGATATGCAGTGTGCGCATGATAAATAAAAGCGTTACGATTAGTAATGGTTGACATACACCCTGTAAGATGCTATTATATACAAACGTAACAAAGAGCGGCTTCAGCTCAGAAAAAATGAATGGCACTGGGAAAGACTAGGGCGTGTCTTACGCCACACAACAGACTGCACAGCTGGGGAAGTTCCAGGGTTGGCTGATTCCTAAAATCACACACACATATACAAAGGAGAATGTAGTAATGACTACGTTGACAATGGCGGCTGGTACCAGCCTTTCAGGAGTAGCGAACTGGATCAAAAAAATAAACGCTAACATGGCACACAGAAGAGCTGTGCGTCAAGCAGTAAAAGACCTTTCAGCACTAACAGACTATGAACTACATGACATTGGTATTTCCCGTGGAGATATCCGTGCTGTTGCTAATGGTGATACTTCTATGAAAAGAGGTATCCAAGTCCACACAGATGCTAACACAAACCTCAAGGGGTGGGTGTAATGGAAGCTGTAGGTGACACAACTATTAAAATTAATCCTTTCAAAGCAATTGGCAAAACTATAATTGCAATTTGGATTGGCTTCATAGCATTTGGCGAGTCAGCAGGCAGAGCAAGAGCTGCTGCTGAATTAAGTCGTCAAGGCTATCACGCAGAAGCAAAACGTTTGATGTTAGAGAAACGCTAATGTGGAAACGTTTTATTAAAGCAATGGAATACAGAAGTTACTGTATGGCAATTAGAGAATTGCGTACAAAAGGTTTGTACAAAGAAGCTCAAAGAATTTCTGAGTTCAAACACAACATGTATAAAACATCATAGGAGATAGAAATGAATAGGTTAAGAAATGCAATTAAGAATTGCGATGGACAATTTTGCGATCAGATTATGGAAGCGGCGCTTGCTATAACTGTATTCAGCATCATGTACATATCTATTGCGCAAATGACTGCGTAGTAATATGACGCTGGTCCACTACAAGCCAACCTCTACGTCTGACTATTTTGCATACGGCTTTACTAAAAGTATGCGATGGTTTGCGGATACGTTCTTCCGTAAACGTTATGGGCATAGAGCAGTTGTATTAGAAACAGTAGCCGCAGTACCAGGAATGGTAGGCGGCATGTGGACGCATCTTAGAAGTTTGCGTAAACTACGCCCTGGATATGGGCCACTAATCCGTACCCTACTAGCAGAAGCAGAAAATGAACGTATGCATTTGATGACGTTCATTGAAATTGCAAAGCCCAATTGGTTTGAAAGACTGCTCATACTGGTTGCACAAGTTATATTCTGGCATGTATACTTTATAGTATTTCTTATATCGCCATCTACTGCACACAGAATAGTAGGTTACTTTGAAGAAGAAGCTGTGTATTCGTACACAGAATATCTTAATGAGCTTGACGAAGGGCGCATTGAGAATGTTCCTGCACCTAGAATTGCAATTACGTATTGGAACTTAGCAGATGATGCTAGGTTGCGTGATGTAATTCTAGCTGTTAGAGATGACGAAGCAGGACATAGAGATGTTAATCATTATATTGCAACATATGGCAATGTAAAGGTTGACAAGTACTAAATAATACGTTATATTAATAACACTACACACAGACACACAAGGAGAAATATTATGTCAAAAGTAGAAACTACCTACGGGGAAACTATCCTCAAGCAAACACAAGAAATTGCTGACATGTTCAAGCAGGCAATGCCAAAAGTCACAACAAACAAAAATGGTTATGAGATTCGTACCAAAGTGTTAGAAATGGCACAAAACAATATTTGGAACGACTATCATGCTAAACTAGGACAGTTTGAAACTACCGTTGCTAAAGATGGCAATGAAGTAGTAACAACTGTTTCACTTCCAGAAGTTCCTGGTGCTGATGCAGTACTAGAAGCGGCTGAAAAGTTTTACGAATTTGTAAACGGTAAACCAACTAAATAATTGTACACAAAAAAACTTAAAGAATAATGCAGCATAGCTGTAAATAACTATAAGAGAGTATTTGGCAAGCCCGGGTTAGGAAACTAGCTCGGGCTTAATCTTGATTAAAAGATAAGACTATAAGCAAGAGCATCTTCATCTGACACGCCAC